GAGAACATCACCCGCACCTGGCCCGACGCCACCCTCAACGAGGAACTGAAGAGGCTGCTCGAGGACAAGCCGCAGGAGCAGATCAACCTCAGGGAAGGCACGATCTACGATGTCGCCGACAAGCAATGGCGATATTACATCTGGCGGCAGCAAACGGATGACCAGTCCGACATCCTCGTCGAGCGCGAGCTCAAGCGGTCGGCCTGGGTCGTCTCGAGGTTTATGAAGATCGCCGGCGAGGTCTGGGGCCGAGGCCCCCTGCTTTCCTGCCTGGCCGACGTGAAGACCCTGAACAAGGCCATCGAGCTTCTGCTCAAGAACGCCTCCATCAACATCGCCGGCGTCTACACCGCCATCGACGACGGCGTCCTCAACCCGCAAACGATCAGGATAGTCCCCGGCGCGGTGATCCCGGTAGCCCGGAACGGCGGCCCGCAGGGTCCGTCGTTGCAGCCGCTGCCGCGCTCCGGCGACCTTCAGCTTTCCCAACTCGTCATCAACGACCTCCGAATGCAGATACGGAAGACCCTCCTCGACGACAGCCTCCCGCCCGATAATATGTCGGCCAGGAGCGCCACGGAAATCGTCGAGCGGATGCGCGACCTCGCCATCAACATGGGCGCGGCCTATGGCAGGATGATAACGGAGACGATGGTGCCCCTGGTTCGCCTGGTCTTGGAGATCATGGGCGACGAGGGCCTGATCGACCTGCCTCTTCGCGTCGATGGCCTCGAGGTCCGCATCGTCCCCGTCTCGCCTCTGGCCCAGGCCCAGAACCTCGATGAAGTTCAAAGCGTCCTCCAGTGGCTCGGCATCGCCTCGCAGCTCGGCCCGGTCGGCCTGGCGACGGCGAAGATGGATGCCATCGCCGACTGGGTGGCCGACCAGCTCGGCGTCCCCGTCACCCTCAGAACCAGCCAGGAGGAACGCCTCGAGATCGAGCAGATAGGTCAGCAGTTCCTCGAGGCCCAGGCGCAGCAACAGGCGGTTCCGGTCGATCCCGGCGCACCGCCGCCGGGAGCAGCCGTTTAATGAGCCCAGAAGAAAATATCGTCAGCATCTCCACCCCAGGATGGGACGGCGTCGAGGCCGAGCCGCCCCAGGCGCCGGCCTATCTGGAAACGGAGCAAGCCGGGATCGACAAGGCGATCTCGAGGCTCTTCTCGACCGACGACGGCGAGAAGGTGATGAAGCATTTGGAGAGGGCCTACATGAACCAGCCGTGTTGGGCGCCCGGCTACTCCACCGACTACGGGTTTTTCAGGGAGGGCCAGAACACCCTGATCCGCGAACTCAAGGCCCGGATGATCCGGGCGAAAGAGAGGACATAATGGCGAAGCGACCGATGACCAAACCACCGAAGGTAAAAACCAAGAAAGCGACAAAAGCGACAAAGCCGAAAATGCCTCGTGGGCGTGGGCTTTTCTTCCGGCTCAAGGCAAAATAATGGCAGAGGAAGCAAAAACACAGGAAGAACCGCAATCGGCCCCCGCCGCCGGCAGCCTCCTCGATGACACCCCGATGGAGGAACCGGCGTCCGAGAATCAGGCGCCCGAGGATACGACCGTCGATCATGTAGCCAAGGAACCGGACGACGCCGAGACGCCGACCGTTCCCGAGGGAGTGCCCGACAAGTTCGTCAAGGACGGCGAGGTCGATGTCGAGGGCCTGGCGAAGTCCTACACCGAGCTCGAGGGCAAGTTCCGCGCCGGCAAGCACAAGGCGCCGGATGGCGATTACGACCTGAAGGTGGCCAAAGACCACAACGTGCCGGATGACGATCCGGTCTTACAGACCTACGCCGCCTGGGCGAAGGAAGCCGGCATCAGCCAGGAGCACTTCGACCAGCTTGCCGAGCAGATTCTTCAGAACGGCGAAGATACGGAGCAGCAGGGCGTCTTCGACCGCGATGCCGAGATGAAGCGGCTCGGGCCACAGGCCGACAAGATCATCGACGACCAGATCGACTGGGCCCGGCGGTTGGTCAAGAGCGGCTATTGGGGCGAAGACGACTTTGAGGAATTCAAGGTTTGGGGTGGTACTGCTTCCGGCGTCAAGGCGATGATGTCGATGCGTCGATTCTACAACGATACCACCACCATCCCCGTAAACGTAAGCCCCGATGCCTCGGCCCTGCCGTCTAAGGAAGAGTGCTACCAGATGATCCATGACCCGAAATATAAGACCGATCCGGCGTACCGGGCCAAGGTCGAGAAGACCTTCGCCGCCGTTTTCGGGACCGAGCCTGATCAGAGGACGGTCATGTAGTTGCCTCCCAGTGGTGTCGGCGCCAGGCCTTATCGGCCACCTCCCTTGGCGTTCAAACACCACAACTGGGGCCTCGTCTCTTGACGGGGCCCCTCTTTTGTGTGTAGAAAGCAATTGATCGACAACCCATTTCGGTGGGCCGGTCTGGTAGCGGGGAAAACCCGCAGCGAAACGGGGAGCTATTTCCCCGAGCCGCAGCCAGGTCCAGTCCTGACAACTGTAGCGCCCAGTCACAAACCTACAGTGGAGCAACCGATATGGCTGTTTCTTTATCCACGAACTTTGTGACCTTGTTCGATGCCGAAGTAAAACAGGCTTATCAGGCGCAGCAACAGCTTGCTGGCACCTGCCGGGCCCGAATGGGCGTCGTTGGGTCCACAGTTCAATTCCCCAAGATCGGCAAGGGCGTCGCCGGTTTGCGGATACCTCAAACTGATGTAACCCCCCTAAATGTGGCTCACACAAACGTCTCGGCGAGCCTGTCCGATTATGCAGCTCCAGAGTACACCGACATCTTCGACCAGAGCCACGTCAACTACGAGGAACGGAAAGAGCTGGTTGAGGTCGTTTCGGGGGCCATCGGCCGCCGCGCCGACCAGATCAAGCTCGATGCACTAACGGCATCGTCTACTTCGTTGACGGTCAGCAATGACATCGGCGGAACGGACACCAATCTGAATGTTACGAAAATCCGTGAAGTGAAACGCCTTATGGACGGCAAGAATGTCCCGGCGGGTGATCGTTACTTCCTCATGTCAGCCGATGGCTTGGGGAGTCTTCTCTCGGAGACTGAAGTCTCTTCGAGCGATTTCAACACGGTCAAAAGTCTGGTCGATGGTGCGGTAAATACGTTCCTCGGCTTTAAATTTATAATGATGGGCGACCGTGATGAAGGCGGCCTTTCCATCGACGGCTCGAGTGACCGGAGCACCTTCGCTTGGCACAAGAATGCCCTCGGATACTGCGAGAGCATCTCAGCGTCAACGGAGATTAACTACATCGCGGAGAAGACCTCGTGGCTAGTCACGGGCAAACTCTCCGCAGGTGCTGTCGCAATCGACGATGAAGGCATCGTCAAAATCACCACTAGAGAATAGGGAGACTGAAGATGGCATTAGACACTGAAAACCTGTCTCTCGTAGGCGGTGGCTCCAAGGCCGGTAATGCTCCACAGATGTGGAGTTACAAGTCTACCGATACTCCCGCTGTCATCGACAGCGCCGGCTACTTTGACAATGGCACTACGACGAACACCGGAATGCGAGACTTGATGAAGGTCGGCGACCTGATCTACATCCACGGCACCTCTGGTGGCACGGCTGTCTATGGCTTGCACATCGTTACCCAAGTGACGGCCGCCGGTATCATCGACGTTACCGACGCCACTGTCCTTGGTGGTACAGATACCGATTAGTATCTCGTTAAGTAGGGGGGGTGGCAGTGTCATGCCCCCCTACTCTTACGGAGAGGAGTCTGTATGCCAAAAGCATGAGGGCCGCGCTATTACCATTGGTGCGGCCTCTTGTATGTTTAATGTTAAGGAGAATTCTTATGGCGCGAGAACTTTCGACACACAGAATTTCAGAAATTGATCCGGTATCTGGCCCCATCCTCGCCGCCGACAGCATTGTCTTGGGTACGGGCGGTGAGGCCAAACGGCTTGCTGCTAGTAACTTTGAAACCCCTCGCTACCGCTTTGAACTTTACGACGACTTTCTTGATGCGGCAATCGATACAACCAATAACTGGATAGTCTTCAACGGTGGCGGCACAGGCGCGGCTTCGGCGGTTACTGTTACGGCGCCAGAAGGCAAAGTCAATATGACCAGCGGCACGGCTGGCACGGCTGGTGTCGCCGATGCGACCGTGATGAGCCTCATCCTTCTGGCGAAAGGCTCCTTGGTCAGCTTGGGTAAGACAGTCATGGAAGCCCGAGTCTCGACCACTGCCATCACCGGCGCGACGATCTCTGTCGGCCTGTCGGATAAACTGGCAAGCGGTTCTGCCGAAGCGGTTCTTCATACCGTCAAGGCCGAAGCGATTGCTGATGACGGCCTGACGGTCGCCAACGCCGCATCGTTCTGTCAAGACAGCGAAGCGACGACACCAGCCAACTTCTATTGCACCTCCGAGAACGCAGGGACCATTGCCTCTGTCGCGACTGCCGTAGATGTAATCTCCGGTGTCGATCTTGTCGTGAACACCTATATCACTCTCCGCATGGAAGTCGATGCCACCGGCGACATCCGGTACTACATCGATGGCTTATTGGTTCACACTGAAACCACGGCAGTTGCTACGACTGCTTTGCTCATTCCGTATATTGCCGCGACGGCAGAAGATGGAACCCCGGTTGGAACGGCCTTGAGCATAGATTACGTCTACTTCTCAGGTGCGCGACCGAGCAGCAATGCTTAGTCGGGCGGAGGGGGCGACATGGCCGCTGGTGATACTGATGTAAAGATTTGCTCTCATGCCCTGATCCTGCTGGGTGAGAGCGAGATCAGCAGCTTCGCCGAAGGCACTACTCGTGCCGGCATCTGCGAGGCCCTCTACCCGGAAATTCGTTCGATCACCCTGGCCATGTACAAGTGGAGCTTTAGCCTCAAAAAGGTGCAGCTCTTCGAGAGCGTCGGCGATCCAGTCAACGAATGGCAGAACTCCTTCCCCATGCCGAGCGACAGTTTGACCGGAGTCCCCCGTGCCCTCTTCAATTCGACTGCGACGGGCATCGCAGCCGTCACCTCCGGCTGGGATGTGATCGGGAACGAGGTCGTCACCGACTTCGCCACCGTCGTCATCGACTATCAGTTCATCCCCCTCGAAGCCGAAATGCCATCATATTTCATCCAGCTCCTCAAATACATGGTGGCGATGCATATGGCCGAGCCGATCACCGACCAGATCACCAAGGCCCAGCACTGGGAGCGCATCGCCATCGGCAACCCCGCCGAGGGCGGCAGGGGAGGCTTCTTCCGCCAGGCGGCATCGATCGACGGACAGGGACAGCCAGCCTCTTTCATAGCTGATTATCCGTTGGTTACCGCCAGGCTGAGTCTATGAGATGAGCCGCGTCGTCAAAATCCAGACAAATTTCACGGTTGGCGAGATCAATCCCGAGTTGCGCGGCCGGATCGATCTTCAGCAGTACGAGAGCGCCCTGGAGCGGGCGCGAAATGTCGTCATCAACCCTCGCGGCACCGTCGCCCGGCGGCCTGGTCTTCCCTTCAAGTTCCTGATCCCGTCCGCCGCGACGCCGGAAGACGGCGTTGCGATCATCAATTTCTCCTTCAGTACGACGCAGACCTATATTTTCCTGTTCGTCGGCACGAGGGCTTATATTTTCAAGGCCGGCGTCGTTGTCACCAACATCAACGCCACTGGCAACGACTACCTCGATGTCTCTTCAAGTGTCACCGACGTTACCGATGGCGTCACCTCGGCCGAGCTCGACGACCTGTGGTGGACCCAAAGCGCCGACACTCTCCTTCTTTTCCATCAGGACATGAAGTCCTTGAAGATCGTCCGGGGCGCCACCGATGCGACGTGGACGGTCTCGGACATCACTTGGGAAAACATCCCCCGCTATTTGTTCACCGCCACCAATACAAACCCGGCGGTGACGCTGACGCCCTCGGCGACGGACGGTAAGGTTGATCTCACGGCGAGCTCGGATGTTTTCCACGATGGCCGCGACGGCACCGCCCAGGCCGGCGCATCAACGTCGATCACCCTCGACAGTGGCGCCGTTGGCCATGACAACATCTACAACGGCTCATCGGTCATCATCCAGAGCGGCACCGGCTCCGGCCAGGAGAGAATCATCTCCGACTATGTCGGCTCGACGAAGGTGGCGACGGTATCTGTCGCCTGGGGCACCAACCCAGACAGTACCTCTGTCTTCACCGTCACCAGCCAGGTCGGCCAGCGCATTTTCGACAACGGCAGCGGCATCGGCGAGGCCCGCATCCTCGAGGTCGAAAGCAGTACCGTCGTCAAGGCCGTCACCCTGTCGCCCTTTTTCGACGATGATGCCATCCCATCCGCCGACTGGACCCTGGAGCAGGGCTATCGGGACGCCTGGTCATCCGCCAGGGGATGGCCTCGGACGGCGACTTTTCACGAGGGAAGGCTTCTGGTCGGCGGCTCAAAGTCCCTGCCGACGACGGTTTGGGGCTCAAAGGTCGGCTTCTTCTTCGACTTCGATCCTGGCCAGGCCCTCGACGACGAGGGTCTCGAGGCGACCATCGATACCGATCAGGTCAACGCCGTGACCGCCGTCATGTCCGGCCGCGACTTCCAGTGTTTCACCACCGGAACAGAATTCACCGTGCCGCAGCTATCCGGCGAGCCCCTGACGCCGACATCCTTTCTCTTCAAGCCGGCAACCAGGCGTGGATCGGCGATCGGCATTCGGCCGCAGATGACCGAAGGTGGAGTCCTTTACATTCAGCGCGGCGGCAAGGCGATCCGCGAGCTGATCTTCAGTGAGTTGGAAAGCAGTTTTGTCTCCAACGACATCTCGCTGTTGAGCTCGCATCTGTTGCAGTCGCCGACGCGGATCGCCATGCGTCGCGGCACCAACGTCGATGAGGGTGACCTCCTGCTGATCCGCAACGGCGGCACCGGCGGTATTTCCGGTTCGATCGCCGCCTTCGCCATTCTCAGGTCGCAGAACGTCATCGCCCCGGCACTGTGGACGACGGACGGCACCTTCATCGATGTCGGCATCGATGAAGCCGATACGCCGGTCATCTATGTGGTGGCCAAGAGGACACTACCATTACAGGCTACCTGCACGATCACGGTCAGCGATGCAGCTAATATCGCCGTTGGAAGCACATTGACATTCTCGACCAACGCCGGCGTGTCCACCACCATGACGGCTACCGCCGCTGATCCGGCGGGGGCTCTCGAATTCAGTGTAGGCGGATCGCGAACAAATGACGACGTGGCAGATAATATAGCGGTTGGCACCGGGGGCGTCCTCGGAATCAATGGCGTCAGTGGTTTTTCAGCGCCCAACCCTGGAGCCGGTACGCCGGTGATAACTGTGACCAGGGATATAGGCGGCAGCGACAATACGTCCGTAACTAGTTCAGATAATACCCGGCTGACTGTCACCGATTTCACTGGAGGCACGTC